AAAAAGACATCATGGAAAACGGTCAACCATTGTTTGCCGGTATAGGTTTAGCTGGTGTACCAATGATGAGTCCAGATGACCAAAAGAAACATGGCATATTGAAAGATATAGCCAAATCAAAAAAGTAGTTATAAAATAGGTAAACTAGGCTTTTCTAGTTCTTTTTGCAAAAAGGAAACAAAATGGGTTATTACAACAAAGAAGTTGAGCCAAAAGGCGCAAAATCAAGCGACCGCACCGGCGAAAAAATGGGTTCCGAAAAGGGTCCTAATTCCACTAAAGGTACCAAAGGTGCAACTGGTGAAAAAATGCCTAAAGGCGCAACTGCTTCTGATACAACTGGCGAACGCCACGAAAAGTTGGTTGGCGGCGTAGCTATGGGTATTGCTGACGGTATGGGCGCACGTCCATCTGCACACATGGGCAAGCATGACGGCCGTTTAGGTGAGTTCAAAGGCCACATGGGTGAGTCAGTTTGCTATGACCACAAGCGCATGGGCCACGACCAAGACGATATGTAATATGGCAGAATTTACCGCTAATCTGAACCCAACTAGTAGCCAAACTAGTTTGACTGATTTGCTGAAAACATCAGCTTATCTAAAGGCGAATCGTGCGGCGGTTGTAGCTAAAAACAAAGGTACTTGGACTGCTCCAACCACACAAGGGAAAGACATTCCATTTACTTTTGGTTCAGGCCAACAAGCACCTAGTCAAGTAATAGAAGAAGATTAAAGACGAAAGACCTACAAGCACGTGAAACTTGTAGGCCTTTCTAACCAAATAGTACGGAGAACTAAATGGCTGATGTAGATTTTATATTGAAACCGATGAATGACAAAATCGTTGTTTGTCCGGATAAACGCACTTTAAGTACTGTAATTATTGTTGACAACAAAGAAGCCGACAATATGGGTACTGTTATTGCTGTAGGCCCCGGCAAGAAGATAAACGGGCGCCGTGAAGCTATGCCAGTTCAACCTGGTGATTATGTCCGTTTTGGGACAATGAATGACGACCATAAAGAAGAATACTTAAAGTTTCAAGAATACTTCCATGACAATGAACGGTATCTAATCATGTCCTGGCAAGACGTTTGTTTTATTACAGAAAGGTTAGAAGCATGATTGAAATTACAGATTCAACCCCATTATTAGAAAAGATTATGAACCATTTTGGTTGGTACAAAACCAAAAAAGTGGATATGACTGTTCAAAACATGGACGTACACTACACCCTTAAATTTGCAGAAACTGAAATAGAAATTCCTGAAACAGAAGCCCCATGGCCATTTCCAGCGCCCAAGGCTAAACGCAAGCCAGCATTAAAAAAGGCTACGACTAGAAAGGCGGCCAAAAATGGCAACTAAACCCGGTCTATATGCCAATATTCATAAAAAGCAAGAACGTATTGCACGTGAAAAGGCTGAAGGTAAGCCTGTAGAAAAGATGCGTAAGCCTGGTACTAAAGGCGCCCCAACAGCTAAAGCATTTAAAGAATCAGCTAAGACTGCGAAGAAATAATGGCTACTAAAAAACACGACAAACCTATTGCCCATAAGACTACAGGCAAAGGTAAGACCTATAATCCTACTGAAAAAGGCGCCGGGATGACTGCTAAAGGACGTGCTGAATACAACGCCAAAAACGGTAGTGATTTAAAAGCCCCAGCACCTAATCCAAAGACTGAAAAAGATAAAGGTCGTAAAGCATCATTTTGTGCAAGAATGGAAGGCGTAGTAAAGAAAGCTAAAGGTCCGGCTGAAAGGGCTAAAGCATCACTTAAAAATTGGAATTGTTAATCATGCCCCTAATAAAGTCAGCAAAACCCGCCGCATTTAAGAAAAACGTGGCTACCGAGGTAAAAGCCGGTCGTCCTGTTAAGCAAGCAGTAGCAATCGCATATAGCGAAAAACGTGAAGCAGAAAAAAAGAAAGGTAAGAAAAAATGAGTTTAGATACATTGAAACTAGAGTTTGAACATTCCGTCCAAGAAGTTGAACTAATCCTTGCTGGATTACGTAAGCTTCCAATGGAAGTCGTATTAGAGCTATACAACAAGATTCATGGCAGCGCCAAAGCTATGGTTGATGAGCATTTAGCTAGTCAGCCAATAGAAGTGCCAGCAGATAGCATTACTGTTACATCAACTGAACAATCTGTTGCGTAAATACGACAAAAAGTATTTATAATTCAAGAATATGAGCCAACAAACGAATAATTCAAAGGGTGGACAGCCTGGCAACAACAACGCCAGCAAGAATAAGCCATTTCTGGATGCTATGCGTAGGGCATTGGCGCAGAACCCCCAAAAGATTGGCAAGATTGTTGATAAGGTACTTGAACAAGCAGAAGCGGGTGAAGCATGGGCTGTAAAGGAAGTAGCAGATAGACTGGATGGCAAAGCAATCGCCATCCAAGAAATCCAAGGACCCAATGGCTCTGAACTGAAAACCGGTGTGGTGATAACTTTTGTGGAACCTGATGGAACCGTCACAACAGATTGAAGAAGCCATTGCTAGAGAACGGTTTCCAGCCAAGTTAAAATGTTTATTTGAACCCAAACACTCCCGCTATAGAATTTTGTACGGCGGACGTGGTGGTGCAAAATCTTGGGGAATATCCCGTGCTTTATTGATTAAAGGCATCAAATCCACGATTAGGGTCTTATGCGCCCGTGAATTTCAAACCAGTATTAAAGATTCTGTCCATAAGCTATTAAGTGACCAAATCTATGCTATGGGTTTAGAAGCCCATTATGAAATTACACAGACCACTATCAGGGGTATCAATGGCACGGAGTTTATCTTTGCCGGCATTAAAAACAATATCAACGGCCTAAAATCTATCGAAGGCATTGATTATTGCTGGGTAGAAGAAGCAAATAACGTTACGGCCCATTCTTGGGACATATTAATTCCTACCATCCGTAAAGAAGGCAGCGAAATATGGGTATCGTTTAACCCTGAATTGCCAACTGATGAAACCTATAAGCGGTTTGTTTTAAATCCGCCCGACAACGCCATAGTTACTAAACTGAATTGGAATGACAACCCATATTTTCCTGAAGTATTGGATTTAGAACGCCAGGCATTGCTATTACGAGATATAGAAGCTTATAACAATATCTGGGAAGGTATTCCACGTTCTACCATTGATGGCGCTATTTTTGCCAAAGAAATGACCATGGCTGAACTGGAAGGGCGCATTTGTAATGTTCCGTATGACGGAACTAAGGGCGTTCACGTTGTATTTGATTTGGGGTGGAATGACCATACAGCCGTGTGGTTTGTACAGCTATACCCAACAGAAACACGCTTAATACGGTATTTAGAAGATAACCAACAGACAATTAGTTATTGGTTAGCAAAAATTTCATCTTACGGTTACATGATTGATACCATATGGTTGCCACACGATGCCAAAGCAAAATCCCTAGGAACTGGTCGTTCCATAGAGGAAATTGTACGGCAAATGGGCCATAAAACAAAAGTATTAGACCGTGTTCCGGTTATAGATTCTATTAACGCCGCCCGTACAATCTTCAACAAATGCTATTTTGATAGAAATAATTGCGAAGAAGGTTTAGAATGTCTTAGACATTACCGGTACGATGTTGATGAAAATGGGCAGTTTAGCCAGAAACCATTGCATGACCATTATTCAAATGGGGCTGATGCGTTCCGGTATATAGGACTTATGATTAACGAACCAAGGAAGCCGGTCAAAAGAACCGTTCCCCATGTTCAATCCAGTTGGATGGGCTAGATTATGGCAGAAATGGTTGAATACGAATACGACCCACGAATTGAAGATGCTAAACAATTCTTACGATTTGCGGCCGATGCCGATACCAACAACCGTTCTGAAGCCCTTGATGATTTAAAGTTTGCTGGTGGCGACCAATGGCCAGTAGAAATCCAGAACAGTCGGTCCGTTGAATCCCGTCCTTGTTTAACTATCAATAAGGTGGATGCTTATATCCGCCAACTATGCAATCAACAACGTCAGCAGCGCCCTAGAATGAAGGCTCATGGCATGAACCATGAATCTGACGAACAAATGGCAGAAATCATTACTGGTATCTGCCGCCATATTGAAAATCAATCCAATGCAGACCACGCCTACGATACCGCTTATGAATCAGCCGTGCGTATGGGTTGGGGATATTGGCGTGTAAACACACGTTACGTTAACGAACGTTCATTTGACCAAGAAATCTACATTGATACGATTGACAACCCCTTTACCGTATATTTTGACCCTAACTCGGTGCTACCTGACGGTTCAGATGCTGAAAAAGTGTTAATCACAACGGTAATCCCTAAAGAAAACTTTAGAGCTATGTACCCAGGCGCCGAAGATGGAAGCGGATTTAGCCAACGTGGTACGGGTGATAGCGATGCAGAATGGGTAATGAAAGAAGATATTCGTCTTGCTGAATACTTTTATACCAAGATTGTTAACACCGAATTAATTTTGCTATCTGATGGTTCTCACGTTTATGAAGATGAAATGCCAGACCCCAAATTATTGGAAGCCGCTGGTATTTATGAAGTGTCCAGACGTACATCATGGCGTAAAGAAATCCATTGGTGCAAGCTAACAGCTATGCAAATCCTTGAAGAAGGTCGCTGGATTGGTAAACACATTCCAGTTATTCCTACCTATGGTCAACAATTAGTCATTGAAGGCAAGCGTAAAAAATTTGGCTTGGTACGAATGGCAAAAGACCCCCAAAGAATGTATAACTTTTGGGTTACATCCATTACAGAATCCGTTGCCTTGGCGCCCAAAGCAAAATGGATTATGGCTGAAGGACAGGACGAAGGCCATGAAAACGAATGGGCACAAGCCAACACTAAAACTATGGCTTATTTACGGTATAAGCAAACAGATACCGATGGCCAGCCGGCACCACCCCCCATCCGCCAAGCACCGGAACAACCGCCAGCGGGAATTATGTCAGCGGCGGCGGGAATTAATGCAGACTTAATGGCTGTAGTGGGTATTTATGACCCAAGTCAGCTTCCACAAGGCAATGTGTCAGGAAAAGCCTTGCAAGGTCAGCAAATGCAAGTGGACATGACTAATTTCCATTATTACGACAATTTGACACGTTCTATTGCCCATACTGGACGCATTATTCTTGACCTGATTCCTAAAATTTATGACAAAGAACGAGTAATGCGGATTATTGGGGATGACGGCAAGCCTAAAGTCATCACTATTAATCAAAAAGGTCAGGACGAAACCGGCGTTGACAGAGTTTTAAATGACGTTACCGTTGGTGAATATGACATTGTGATGGATACCGGCCCTGGCTACAGCACTAAACGCCAAGAAGCCGTGGAATCTATGATGGCAGCTTTAACTGCTAACCCTAATTTGTTTGGTCAAATCGGTGATTTGGTGTTCCGCAACATGGATTTCCCAGGCGCTGAAGTTATTGCAGACCGTTTGGCTTCTGTTAATCCATTAGCCAAAATTGATGACAATTCCAAGATTCCGCCACAAGTTCAAATGCAAATTCAGCAAATGCAAGCTGCAATGCAACAAATGGGCCAGCAAAATCAGCAGTTACAGATGATGATTAAACAACGCCAAGACATTGAACAGGTTAAACAAGTCCATGAGGACCAAAGAGCCATGCTCAATGCTAGGGTAAAAGTCAATGACCAGAACACTCGGTCTATTACAAGCCAAAACAAGATGGAAATTGATGCCTTAATGGAGTTAATCTTGCATCACATGGACACCAAAAAATTGGAAAAAGAAATTGCCGCAAGAAATCAGGAACAATACGGATTTGCAAATCAAGCAAATGTCGGATTAGACCAAGGAAATGTTGCACAAACGCAATAAAGTGTTGTAATATAGTAACAACCTACCGTTGGGT